GCATACGAGTTTTCTGCCTGTCTCGTGGGCTCGGAGATGTGTATAAGAGACAGGATTAGGATACGTCCGAAACGGTAAAACCGGATTAATAATTTAAGCATCTCCCCGGAGGTGCTTTTTTCATGATTAAATTTATTATGGTAGGTGGTGATTTTGAATAATGAAAACTTAAAAAAAGGAAATCCAGATACACAGTTCCGAAGCGGTCGTGAAGCGGTCGAAAATGGCAGAAAAGGCGGTAAAGCCTCCGGAATATCAAGAAGTTTTAAGAGTGCGTTAAAAAAGAAATTCAAGGAAAATCCGGAACTTTATGAAGAGCTTATAGATATGCTGACAGATGAGGCATTGACTGAAAGAAACCTTAAAGCGGCAGATATGCTGATTGACCTTATGGGCGAATCCGTTCAGCGTGAAAACCATGCTTTGAAGCGTAAAGAATTAAAATTAAAGGAAGATGCTGTTAAAGGCGTTCCGGAAAAATCAGAAGAACCCACGTTATATAAAGCCTTGGAGGACGATACAAAATGACCTTTAAAAAATTATCTCCTAAACAAAAAACCGTTTTCAAATGGTGCTATAAGGACGATTACAAGGCGATTATTTGCGATGGTGCTGTACGTTCGGGTAAAACCATTTGCATGATTACATCATTTATTTTATGGGCTATGAGACGCTTTGACGGCGCAACATTCGGTATATGCGGTAAAACTGTACGTTCGGCAGAACGTAATATTATTATGCCCTTGCAATCAATAGTTGATATTACACATTATTTCAAAGTTACTTATACCCGTTCCGTCAATCTGCTGACTGTTGAGGGAATGGGAAAGAAAAATTACTTTTATGTTTTTGGCGGTAAGGACGAATCGTCTTACATGCTGATTCAAGGCATCACGTTAAGCGGTGTATTTTTTGACGAGGTGGCATTAATGCCGCGTTCATTTGTTGAACAGGCAGTAACAAGAACGCTTTCAGTCGAACAGGCTAAATTATGGTTTAACTGCAATCCGGACAATCAATTCCATTGGTTCTATACCGAATGGATTCAGAAAGCTGATGAAAAAAACGCACTGCATTTACATTTTTTGATGTCAGATAATCCTATTCTCTCCCCTGCACAATTGGAATCTGCTGAAAAACAATTTACAGGAGTGTTTCATGACAGATATATTAAGGGACTGTGGGTATCAGCGGAGGGGGTTATATATGATATGTTTTCAAAACAGAAGCATGTACTTTCTGAATTACCCAAAATTGATGATAATAATGCAAAATACATTTCCGTGGACTATGGCACGCTGAATCCTACTGCATTTTTATTGTGGGAAAAAGCAAAAGACGGAAGATGGATTTGTACCAAAGAATATTATTATGACGGCAGATTAAAAGGCGTGCAAAAAACTGATGAAGAATATGCGGAGGATATGATTGAATTTATTGGCGATAAAAAAATAAGATTGATTATCGTAGACCCATCGGCGGCAAGCTTTATAGCGTGTCTGAGACGAAAAGGACTTCCGGTGGGCAAAGCGGATAACGATGTTTTGGAAGGAATTAGATTTACAAGTTCACTTCTTGAGGGTGAAAAGATTGCGTTTATGAATTGCTGCACGAATGCCATTTCAGAATTTTCAGCATATGTATGGGACGAAAAAGCGGCAAAGCACGGTGAAGATAAACCGATTAAAGAACATGACCACGCTATGGACGCAGTAAGGTATTTTTGTAATACGATATTAAACAAGAAAAATCAATGGCTTTATTAATGGAGGTGAAAAAATGCTGACAGCTGAGGAAATACAGCGGATCATTTCAGAGGATTACAGTTCTGAAAAGAAACTGCACGCAAGAAAAGGGCAGTCATATTACGAAGGGGAGCATGACATAAAAGACTACCGTTTATTTTATTACAATGATGACGGAATTTTGGTTGAAGATAAGTACAGAGCAAATTACAGGATTCCACATGCTTTCTTTGCCGAACTTGTAGATCAGGCGGTACAGTATATGCTTTCGGGTGATGAATACATAAAATCGGATATACCGGAACTTCAGCAAGAACTGGACGATTATTTCAACTGCAATGAAGATTTTTCCGCTGAATTATCGGAAACGCTTACGGGCTGTATAGCAAAAGGATTTGAATACATGTACGCCTATAAAAATTCCGAGGATAGAATTTCATTTCAGTGTGCCGATTCTTTGGGGGTAGTTGAGGTTCGATCAAAGGATACTGACAGCGATACGGATTGCGTAATTTACAAATATATAGACCGCATTGAAAAAGAGCATAAAAAAATAGTTAGGATTCAGGTGTGGGATAAAGAACAGGTTTATTATTTTGTTCAGAGTAACGATGGAAAAATTGAAAAAGACGAATCAGAAAAAATAAATCCCAGACCTCATACTTTATATTCAAAGGGTGAAAAGACGTATTTTAAGGGATTCGGATTTATTCCGTTTTTCCGTCTGGACAATAACAAAAAGCAAATTACAGGGCTAAAAGCCGTAAAAGACCTGATTGATGATTACGACTTGATGGCTTCAAGTCTTTCAAATAATCTTGCTGATTTTGATACTCCGGTATATGCAGTAAAGGGTTTTCAGGGCAACGACCTCAACGAATTGCAGCAGAATTTAAAGACCAAAAAGATGATCGGAGTTGGGGAAGACGGTGATATTGATGTAAAAACCGTTGACATTCCGTATCAGGCAAGACAAGCCAAGCTTGAACTTGATGAGAAAAATATTTACCGATTTGGAATGGGGCTTAATACTTCCGGATTGAAAGATACCAACGCTACAACCAATATTGCGATTAAGGCGGCATACTCACTGCTTGACCTGAAATGTTCAAAGCTTGAAATCCGCTTAAAGCAATTTTTGAGAAAGCTTTTAAAGCCGGTACTTGACGAAATAAATGAGCATAACAAGACCGATTATCAAATGAAAGACGTTTACTTTAATTTTAAGCGTGAAGTTATGAGCAATGCGCAGGAAAATGCACAAATTAAACTTACAGAAGCGCAGGAACAGTCTGTGAGAATCAATACGCTGCTGAATCTTGCGGCGCAGCTTGACAGTGAAACGCTTATGCAGAACATATGCGAGGTACTTGATATTGATTACGAAGAAATTAAGGATAGGCTTCCGGATTTGGAAAACGCAGACGAAAGTCTTTTAGCTGCCGAATCGGCAATTGAAGGAGAAGATATTTCAGACGAAGAACAGCAAACACAACAAGCCGTACTTGACATGTTAGAAAGTTTATTAGAGGAGTTTGGTTAAATGGCATATGCAAGTAAATATTATGACCTCGTAAAGGCGCACGAGTATTATGAAAAGCATAAAAAGCTTAAAGGTCAGCATTCTACAAAAGGCATGACGAATTCCCAAAAGGAAATGGCGGCGTATGTCAAGGATAAGCTGAGTGCAGAGAAAAAGCAGAAGCTTGAAAGCGTAACCAAAAAGGCACAGGGGCAAAGAGCAGATGTTACCGCTGCTGCCAAGGCAAAAAGAGAAATGTTTGCGAAGTCATGTTCCAATATAATTACCAGTCTCAGAACTAAATTGCAAAATATGAATCCGGATCAAAAGAAGTTTGCCAGGCAGCGTATTCAGGAGGAAATTTCTAAAGTACGGGAAACATATGCAAAAAGAAAAGCGGGTGTTACATCTGATGCAAAAAATCAGAGAAACTCAATAAGCACTTCTGCTAAAACGGAAAAGGCAAATATACGTACTGATTACAATAATAAATATGCGGAAGCTCTTAAGGATATAAGGAAAAAAGCAAAATGAATAATCGGCAAAAGGAACTGCTTAAACATCAGCTTAAAAGTGAAAAAGAGATACTTTCTGAATTGAAAAAGATTTATGAATCGTCTCTTTCAGAAATTGACGAAAAAATACAGATACTCTTATCAGATGAATTGACACAATCAAAGATTTATAGGGTAGAGTACCAAAAAGCTTTAAAAGGTCAGGTTTCGGCTATACTTGAAAATCTAAACAACAATCAATATGAATCGGTAAGCGATTACTTGAAAGATTGTTATGAAGACGGATTTATTGGTACGCTTTACGATTTGCAGGGGCAGGGAATACCGTTGATTTTTCCTATTAATCAGGAGGAAATTGTTGAAGCTATAATACTTGACAGTAAAATTTCCGAGGGACTTTATACTAAAATGGGGAATAACGTAAGCGATCTGAAAAAGCGTATTTCTTCCGAGATTTCAAGAGGAATATCGACAGCATCGCCGTATGCTGAAATAGCCCGTAATATACGCAGTCATGCAAATATCACGGTCAATCAGTCAATGAGAATAGTAAGAACAGAGGGTAACAGGATACATAATCGTTCCGCTCTTGATGCCGCTTTAAAAGCAAAAGCGAGAGGAGCGGATACCGTAAAAGTCTGGGACGCTACCCTTGATGGTGTGACACGCCCGCATCACAGACAGCTTGACGGTCAGGTAAGAGAACTGGAGGAAGATTTTGAAGTAGATGGTTTGACAGCTTGTGCTCCGCTGAATTTTGGAGTTGCGGCGGAGGATTGTAATTGCAGATGCGTTTTACTTACAAAGCCCCGATGGGATTTAGACGGCGCATTTACTAAGCGGAATAATGAAACCGGCGAGCTGATGTATTTTGATAATGTAAAAGATTACTATGATTTTAAGCAAAAGTACTGGGATTATATTGACAATTCCGGTGGAAGTGGTATAATAAAAGAAGAAAAAGCTTGAAATAAATCACGAAAAACAAGCAAGGCATATTAAAGGTGAACCTGAATATAAAGAAGGTAAAAGTTATCTTACTATTTCTGAAAAGGAAACTCAGGAGATTATAAATCATAAAAGCGGAACTGGAAAACTGATTTACGATAGAAAAGGAAATTGGAAAAACAAAGAATTAATTGAATGTGAAAAGGAAATTGGTGTAGACGTTGACATTAATACCGGAATTGAAACCCCAACGGATAAAGCAACGATTCATTATTCAAAAACCGGAACACATTTAGTTCCGAGAAAGGAGGAAAGTCATGATTGATTTGCGAAATTATTTGTTTAAAGATGTAGTATTAATTGATATTGATAATAAGCGGTGGGAAGGTCATGTTTTTTCCTTTCATGATGCCGAGGATAATGATGATAATGAATACTCTATTACATTAGAAGTTCCTGATAATAATTTAATAGAATTTACAAAGTCAGAAATAATATCTATAAAAATTGTATAACATAAACCGCCCGAATAAGGCGGTTTTCTTATGCGTAAAAAGAGGTGATAAAATGAAATGCCCGTATAATAGAAAGTCTGAAACTCAATTGCAAAACTGGAATCAGAATCCAGATGACAATCAGAATTTTACAGATGGCAAAACAGTAACGCAGACAGTTTTTGAACTTATGGACTGCGGAAAGGAAAATTGCGGAGCATGGCATGACGGAAAGTGCTGCTATGCGGCTGTTAGTTTATGTAATGAATAAAAATAAATAGTTTACAAGCATCTCGAAAGAGGTGCTTTTTTTATACCCAAAATTTAAGAAAGAGGTCAACTTTATGAAAAAATTATTTATTTCACAGCCAATGCGAGGAAAAACAGACGAAGAAATTCTCCGAGAGCGAAACGAAGCGATTACAATTGCTAAGGATATCATGAAAGATGATATTGAAGTTATTGATTCATTTTTTCAAAACGCTCCTGCTGAAACTAAGCCTTTATGGTTTCTCGGTAAGTCGATTGAACTTCTTTCATCTGCTGATGTGGTTTACTTCTGCAAAGGCTGGAATGATGCAAGAGGATGCAGAATTGAGCACGAATGTGCTAAAGAATATGGCATTGATATAATTGAATAGTTGATTAAGCACTTCACCGAGGTGCTTTTTATATGTCCCGTGCGGTCACGCACTGTCCCAAGCATGACGAAAAACTGCTTAGAAAGGAGATTTAAATGGAATTTTTAAAGGCAATTCTGGGTGAGGAACTGTACTCTCAATTTGAATCTAAAATCAATGAGTATAACGGTTCAGAAGCCAACAAGGACAAACAGGTGAAAATCGGAAATATCAGTACCGGAGAATATGTAAATAAAAGCGATTACGATGCTTTAAATGAAACTCTCAAAGGTAAGGAAACTGAACTTGCCACAGCTAATACGCTTATTGCAGATTTGAAAAAAGCAACAAACGGAAATGAGGATTTACAAGCTAAAATTTCCGGCTATGAAACCGATATTATCAATCTACAGGAGCAGCTTGAAGAAACCAGACTCAAATCCGCAGTTAAAGTCGCACTGCTTTCCGCAAAAGCTGCCGATGTGGATTATCTTACATTCAAGCTGAATGAAAAAGGCGAAAAACTAGAACTTGATGAAAACGGTGATATCAAAGGCTGGGAGGATAAGCTTTCCGGACTGAAAACACAGTTCCCGAATATGTTTGAATCTGGTGAAAATAAAGGCGGCTTTAAGGTTTTGGGAGACAACAGACTTCCCGGCGGCAGGGAAGAAAATACATTAACTAAGGATGAAATTCTGAAGAAACCCTATGCGGAAAGGGCAGCTTTATATGCTGAAAATCCTGATGCATATAATGAAGCCATGAAAAATTAAGAAAGGCAGGTAATTTATTATGTCAGTAACTAAATTAAATGACATTATTAATCCACAAGTAATGGGAGATATGATTGAAGCAAAAACGGTAGCACTATGTAAGCTTACTCCTTATGCAAAGGTTGATACTACATTACAGGGCACAGCCGGTGATACAAAAACAGTACCATCATGGAATTATGTAGGTGATGCTGAGGACTTTGACCCTGAGCAGGGGAACGAAATGCAGACTGCAAAGCTAACAGCTTCAAGCACAACATTCACAATCAAATGTGCCGGTAAGTCGATTTCGATTTATCAGACAGCTATTAACAGCGGTTTGGGAAATCCGATCGGTCAGGCTGAAACACAGCTTTCAAAATCCATAGCCGGTAAGGTTGACAATGACGTACTTGATGCAGCATATACAGGTACTAATATTTATACGGCTTCAACACTTGCGGCAGTTTCCTATGATGGAATTGTCGATGCAAACGCAAAGTTTGAAGATGAAGAGGACGGAATTGAAAAGGTTATGTTTATCAATCCGGCGCAAGAAGCAACACTTCTCAAAGACGATGATTTCCTGTCGGCTGATAAATTCACAAGCGGTGTTGCTGTAAACGGTGCGATTGGTAAGATAGCAGGCTGTTGGATTAAGAAGTCCAAAAAGGTAAAGCTTATTCAGTACGAAAAGGCAGAAGATGGTACGATTACCATTGTTGCAGAGAACGGTACAGAATCCTCTACAGCTAAGAAACTTTCAACAGTTCAGCCGTATTGTCAGGCAAAGCTTGGGGTAGGTGACAAAGTAAATGCCGTTGCGGCAGCTTCACAGTATTATCTTTGTCCGATTATCAAGTTACAGCCGGATAATCCGGAAACTGAGTATACAGAAGACGAGCTTCCGGCACTGACAATCTTCCTGAAAAAGGATACTCAGGTTGATCATGAATGGTTTCCGAAAGCACAGCGTCATGACATTACAGCCGCAAAATATTATGGAGTAGCATTAACAAATGACGCTAAAATTGTCCTTGCAAAGTTTAAGAAATAAGGTGATTTTTTTATGATTATCTCAGCTGCTGATTTAAAGCAGTACATAGAGACAGAAGAATCCGATTCCGTGCTTGAAGTAAAGCTTCAGGCACTGGAATCATTAATTCGTAAATACACAAATAATAACTTTCAGTTGCGAACGGTACGCTCTCAGTCTGCGGTACTGGATAACAAAATATTGAATCCTCCTCAGTATCTTAAAATTGGGGATACCATTCAGATTTCTGATAGTCTGCTGAATAACGGAGTATATACAGTCAAAGAAATTTCCGATACAGGAATAATTACTGACAGTGATCTGATTGATTGTCAGAAGAATCTAATAACAAAAGTGGAGTATCCGCCCGATGTTATAATGGGTGTGGTGAATATGCTGAAATGGGACTTGCAGAATCGTGACAAGGTGGGGATTCAGTCAGAAACAATATCAAGGCATTCAGTGACATATTTTAATATGGACAGTGATAATTCGATTATGGGTTATCCAAAATCCTTATTGGGTTTCTTGAAACCGTATATAAAAGCGAGGTTTTAGCATGAAAGGGATAGGCGGTAATATTAAAGCGGATTTTCAGGTTTTCAAATCAACAACAAATGAAATCGGCGAAGCTGTAAAAGCGTGGGAAACAATTCAAAGCATAATCGGCTTTCTTGACATGTCAGGAGGAGATTCTAAATACAATACCTACAATGCTAAAATACAGGAATCAACCCATATTTTTATTTGTGATTATGTAAGTCTTGACAAGAGTATTTCTGCTGAAAAAAGCAGAGTTGTTATTAACGGCAAAATATACGATATCATGATTATTGACAATCCTATGGAGCTGAATGAACAGTTGGAAATCTATCTGAAATTTACGGGAGGACAGTGATGAGTGTTGAATTAAAGGACGATTCCATTAAGGTTAAAGCCGCTTTGAATGATGCAATTATTAGCTGGCTATATCAGGCGGCTGAAGTTATAGAATCTCAGGCTAAACAAAATACCGTAGTGGGTGCAACTACTGATACTGAAAACAAATGGGGGTTCGCTGTTGATGAATCTAAGGGCGAAGCTATAATAGGTAATAAAATTGAAAATGCAATATGGGAGGAATTTGGCACTGGCGATTACGCGTTAGAAAAAGGAAGAAATACTCCATGGTATATTCCAGTTGATGGATATGTAGGCAAGAAAAGACCGTCATATAATGGGAAAGTAGTGATTGTGTATGGTAAAAATGGGAAAGCATTTTATAAAACTAACGGTAAAAAACCCCGAAGAATGTTACATAATGCTTTTGAGACAAAACGTTCCGCCATAGTCAAAGAGGCAGAACGGATTATAAAATCGGAGATGGGAAAATGACGGTAAACGGACTTAAATTTATAGCCGACAAACTTAATGCCGCTGGAATCCCATATTGTTTTGAAGAATGGACAAAGGATATTCAGTATCCTTATTTTGTCGGTTCATATACTGAATCTGAGCCTATCAATGAGGACGGGGAAAGTAATAGTACATTTCTTCTTACAGGAACAACACGGGATTCATGGCTGAGTCTTGAGCAAGTAAAAGCTGAAATAAAAAATATTTTTCCGGAAGACGGATTAACGGCGATACTCGAAGATAAAACGGGTATTGCCGTTTTCTATACCTCGTCAATGCCTGTTCCTACAGGAGTTGACGAACTCAAACGAATACAAATAAATTTAAAAGTAAAAGAATGGAGAGTGAAATAACATGGCAGGAATTAATGATGAAGTACTGCATTCAGGCATATCTAAAAATACACCGGGGAATATAATGTTTGGTGCCGGAACATTCCACAAGGGATTAAAATACGGCGAGCATTATGCACCGACAACTGATACGTATAAACACCCCGACAAAACCTATTACACTATATCAGGCGGTTCAAGCGGAGGAGTATCGTACACTGAAACTACTGACGAATCATTTATACAAAATAAAACATATTTTGAAAAATATACAGGCTGGAATCTGATAAGTACGGTAATAGGCGCAACAAGCGGCGGCACAAAGCTTTCCATTATACCGGAATTCAGCGATGTTGAAGTAGACGGAGCAACAGTAAAGGTAAAGGGATTAGCGGTAAAAACGGGTGAGACTGCTAAGGTTGAAGCCAATATTATTGAAGTAACGCCGGAAATACTGAAAATGATGGTTGTTGGCGCATTGAATACAGGGGGAGAGATATCTTCAAGATATACCGAGATAATTTCCAATCAAAAAATAAGCGAAGGCGATTACATAGAAAACCTTGGTTTTGTCGGAAAGACCCTTGACGGAAGAGATATTGTAGTTATATTTGAATACGCTCTCTGCACCAGCGGACTTGAAATTGAAGGTAAAAACAAAGAAGCTACAGTTATTAAGGCAACGTTTGAATGCTATGCGGATTTGACTAATAATCCTGTTACGTTGCCATATCATATTTATTATCCAAAAACGATATAAATTGACAAAATAATACATTCGTGATATAATAAAAAAGTCCTGAGTAAATCAGGACTAAAAAGTGAATCGGGTTTCTGCATAAAACGGTAGGCGGTTTAAATCTTCCCTCGGAAACGGGGGTGAGTTACAATGGATTTAATGGAGTTACTTACATTTTGTTTAGTAATTATTAACATAATTTCTTTATGTAACAATATAAAAAAGAAATAGCCGCCCCACGCCAATAAGGTAGCTATTTCATTAGTTGTCAGTTTGGAGGGATAAACCGCTTATCGCAGTCACCCTTTTCACTTTTATTATACCACAATTTCATAAAAAGTCAAGCGTTCTTTTTAGGACGCTTTTTTCATACTCAAAATTAAAAAGTGAGGTAAATAAAATGTCAGAAAAGAAATTTGAACTTAGAAAGCTTTGTGCAAAAGATATATTTGTAATGGTTAAAATTATTTCAAAAATCGGTATATCAGAATTTAAGAATTGTTTTAATACTCCATCTGTAAAAGGGAAGATAAGAGGCAACGCTGATTTTTCAGTGATAGGACTTGAAGTAATTATTGAAATGGTCGGAACAGTTTTAGAAAATCTTCCGAGGTGTGAAACAGATATTTATTCATTCCTTGCAGATTTAAGCGGAATGAAGTCCAATGAAATATCTGAGTTGGGAATGAGTGAATTCGCAGAACTGATTGAAGCGGTTTTAACAAAGGAAGAATTTAAGGATTTTTTTACGGTTGTATCAAAATACTTGGTCAAGGAGGAGAAGCGGGAGTAAATTTCTTTGATATGATTTTCTCAAGATATTCATCGCCGTTTGACTTGCTTGACGGATATATACAAACTGGTCAGTTTACGAGTTTTATATCACAGTTTATAGATATACATGAAGAAGAAAAGGTATGGGAGATATGGCTTAACAAGGCTACAGGCAAAACATGGGGAGAATTCAGAGACTTAGTAATACCGCCGGAAATTGAAACGCCGGATATTTCTGAAATGCTTGCAGAATCAAGCCGCACTTTAGCAAATTTCAATCCTTATGAGGAGGTGAAACATGGAAATATTTAAACTATTTGGTAAAATCGCTGTTGATAATTCCGAAGCTAACAGGGCGATTGATGAAACTGTGGGGAACGTAGGAAACGCTGAACCAAGAATGTCCAAAGCCCTAAAGAAAATAGGAGCTGCGGTTGTTGCCGCATTTGCTGTTGACAAAATAAAGGATTTTGGCAAGGCGTGTATAAGCGCAGGAATGGACTTTGATTCACAGATGTCAACTGTTGCGGCGATATCAGGAGCAACAGGCGAGGAGTTTGAAATTCTGAGAGCCAAAGCACAGGAGATGGGTGCTACAACAGCATTTTCCGCTACTGAATCAGCACAAGCTATGGAATATATGGCAATGGCTGGTTGGAAAACCACTGATATAACAAACGGACTTGCCGGAGTAATGAATCTGGCGGCAGCTTCCGGTGAGGATTTGGCTACAACCTCTGATATTGTAACAGACGCCATGACTGCTTTCGGAATGAGTGCAGACCAGAGCACATATTTTGCGGACGTACTGGCGCAGACCGCAACAAATGCAAATACCAATGTAGGCATGATGGGAGAAACGTTTAAATATGTTGCTCCGCTTGCGGGAACCATGGGATATAACATTGAAGATATGTCAGCGGCAATAGGACTTATGGCGAATGCAGGAATCAAGGGTTCACAGTCCGGTACGTCATTGAGAAATATTATAACAAATCTTGCTTCTCCTACTGATACAGTAGCCGGAGCTATGGACGATCTTGGTATATCATTAACAGATTCAGACGGAAAAACTAAATCATTCGGAGAAACGCTGTCCGATTTGCGAATAAGCTTTGCAGACCTTGACGAAGTCCAGAAAACCCAGTACGCTTCTGCAATTGCCGGAAAAGAAGGAATGTCGGGACTGTTAGCGTTGATTAATTCAAGCGATGAAGATTTCGATAAGCTTACAGACTCTATAAAGAATTGTACGGGCGCATCTGAGAAAATGGCAGAAATCCGACTGGATAATCTTGAGGGCGATGTTACGCTTTTTAAATCCGCATTGGAAGGCGCACAAATCGCCATTTCAGATAAGCTTACTCCGGTTCTGCGTAATCTTGTGGAGAAGGCTACAGATTGGCTGCCAACAGTGCAGGATAAGCTTTTATCTGCTATTGATGTTGTTATGGATATTGGAAAATATCTTGCACAAGAGCTTACACCGATATTAAGCAGCATAGGTAAATCTGTTCTACCGATAATTAAGGACGCTCTTAAATCAGCAAAAGCTATTATTGAGCAGCTAGTACCTGTTATAAAAAATATTTGGAAATTTGCTGAGCCTGTCTTTAAAATAGTGGTAGATACAATAGACTTAATTGTGGAATATCTTCCGACACTACTACAAGATGTTCTTGATTTTATTGACCCATTGAATTTGATTCATAAAGAGACAAGTCAAGTATCTGAAGAATATCTTAAAATGGCTGACAATGCCAATAAAATGTCAGAAAAGCTTGACGATATAAAACAGAAAAATGCTGATATAGGACAGTCGGTGCTTGAAGAATATAACCATTATGGCGACTTAGCCGACAGATTAAGTACTGTTGTCGACAAAAACGGCAAAATAAAAGAACATTGTGAATATACCGTTCAGCAGATAATTGACGAGTTGAATCCTGCGTTAGATACTTCTCTTGAAATTGTTGACGGGCAGCTAAAAGGATATAAGGAAATTGCAGATGAAATTGACAATATTATCTTAAAAAAGCAAGCTGAAAGCATGCTTGAAAAAGGACAAGAAAATTATGATAAAGCAATAGCTGACCGTGCTGAATCAATACAAGCGAAAGTTAAAGCAGAATCTGAAATTAACGAGTTGGAAAAAGAACTTGACGATTTGCATGCTAAACGGAAAGAATGGGACGAAACTGGTATAGTACCAGAAGGTTTTGACCCCAGCGGTTATTGCGGGGATGTACAAAGATTAGAAGAGAATATAAAAAGTCTAAGCGGTACAGTTGAAACAGAAACCCAAAATATTAACAAAGCCAACAATGAAATCACTAAATACAGCGACCTGCGAACAGCAGCTCTGGAAGGGAACATAGGCGCAATGCAGAGATACGCCGCCGAGTATTCCTATAATATGCTGACTGCCGGAAATGCAACTGTTGAAGAGCTTGATTCACAGTACAACGATTTTTCACAGATGGTTGATAATCTTGTTGAAGCACAGAAAAAAGGCGATGAATCTGTTACAGACGAAATGATTAACACATATACAATGCTGCGTAATATTTCTCATGATGAACTTACAGAAGCGCAGCGTATGGCTAATGAGCAAGGTGTGGCAGCGGCTGAAAAGTTTGGTAAAGGTTTAGAAAGTTCAACTGGATTTGTTACTGTTGCGGCACGAACAGTCGCAGAAAGTGCCGAAAAGGAATTAGATAAAGACACCACGTCTCACGGTGCCAATTTTGCATGGGGATTCAGCGAGGGTATGCGTTCTCAAATTGACAGTGCTATTTCAGCTGCGCGCGAAGTGGGTAACGCAGCCGCTGCGGCATTGCAGAAAGCATTAGATGAACATTCTCCGTCGAGAGTCACCCGTAAGATGGGACAATTTTTTGGACTTGGTTTTTCAGAAGGTATCATAGATGAAGAAAGTAATACTATAAAGACTACACAACAATATGCGGATTCAGCCGTAAACGCTTTGAAATCCGGTATAAATAACCGCACTCCTATGAAACCGATGGATTTTGCTATAAACACAAGATTCGCAAATGCAGAAGCTATTCAAATACCAGCAGTTGAACGAACAGAGCATACTACAAATTCGCCGTCCAACACAGCGATACTAAACAAGCTAAACGAGCTGATTGAAGTAATCAAGGGGCAAAAGGTATACCTTGACAGCGGTGCGCTGGTTGGAGAAATCGCCCCTGCAATGGACGGAGCATTGGGTAATATAAGCAGAATGAAAAGGAGGGGACTGCGTTAATGTATAAGGGAGTAAAATTCGGAGAAATCCATACAAGCAGCTATGGACTGGTACTTTCAAAGAAAACTATTGAAACACCGTCCCCAAAGCTTGAAACAGTTGATATTCCGGGCGCAGACGGAAAGCTTGACATGACGGAATATTTCGGTGATGTAAAATACAACAACAGGAAAATCAAACTTGAATTCAGTACCGAGCTTTTAGGAAATGAACTGCTTTCAATGTATTCGGATATACAAAATAGTTTGCATGGCAAACATTTTGACAGTATTATATTGGACGATGATTCAGGTTACCGTTATATCGGCAGGATTACGTCGATCAGTCTTACGGAAAGCAGAATCAGCAGAATAATAATTGAATGCGACTGCGAGCCGTATAAAGTGAGTATAACCGATAAGGTTATAACGAAAACCTTGAAATCTGTGACTTTCCCTGCCGGATACGGAGACGTGAATAAGGACGGTGTTATTGATGTGATCGATTCGGGTAAATTGAACGGATTAATAGGGGCAAGCGCAATAACTAAAGACCAGATAACGCGTGCTGATATGAATCTTGACGGTATGGTAACGAAGGAAGATCTGGCACTTTTAAACCGATATGTTTCCAGTGACGGTACGCTTTCCATACAGGAATACGCCGACCGTAATTTCGGATTTGAAAGAGAAACTGATTTTCAGATAGATTTCGGAAGAAAAGTTGTAAGGGCAAAATTTTCTGTTTCAGATAATGTGAAAAGATGGGATTTGTACATTGACGGTATTTTATACGGGAAGTATACAAATCTTACCAGTCCGGGTTCTGCTATACCAGTAGTAATAAGCGGTGTTCATGATATAAAAATTTCAACAGAAACGTCGGGAACGGTAAGTATAGCAATACCGCAGGCAAAACTGTAAGGAGGGAATAATGTATATAGTAACAATTGACGGACAATTTTTCTTTGGAACAGGAAAGTACGACCGTCCTGGGTACGAATTAATTAATCCTCAGGTTGACCTTGCAGTAAATGCTGCCGGGACGTTTACGTTTACAATGTATCCTTCACATCCGTGCTATGAATTGACAGATAATACAAAATCAATAGTACAGATAGTGAAAGACGGTGAAGCAGAGCCGCTTTTCCGAGGAAGGGTACTGAGTACGGAATTAGGATTTTACAACGAAAAAAAGGTTATATGTGAAGGAGAATTGGCGTTTCTGTGTGATACGATTCAGCAGAATTACGATTATTCCGAAGGAGAAAGCCGTAAAACAATTCATGAATTACTGTCGTTTTTTATTCAGCGTCACAATGAAAAAGCGGGTATAGATGATATACATTCATTTAAAATAGGGATAGTAAATGTAACAGACGGAGATAATTCCAATACAGACAACCTGATTTCAGCGGCGGACAGTACATTTCTGAATACATATGAATCAATACAGCAGAAGTTGATAGAAAGGTACGGAGGATATCTTTATATAAGGCATGAGGAGGACGGAAATTATATTGATTATTTAAGCAGTCCGTCTGTGACTTGCAGTCAGAAAATAGAATTAGGAGAAAATCTTTTAAGTTTTAAGAAAAATATAGAAGCGGACAGTCTGGTGACAGCGGTAATTCCTCTTGGTAAAGAACGTATGGACGGAGGAGAGGAGGGGAGCGAATCACGTCATAATATAGGCGGTTGGAATGCGTCCCAATCTATTACCGATTCAAAGGATATATTTCAGGTAACGGGAAAAGTAGGCGGAACTACAACATATCTGAATTGCCTGTATTCACAGTCAGCAGTAGAAAAATACGGCTGGATAGAAAAAGTACTGATTTTTGACGATGTTGTGTTGCCGGGTACATTGGTGAGATACGGAGAATCACATTTAAAATCTATGGGTAAAGCGTTGTCAATAGAGCTTACGGCGGCGGATCTATCGGGAGTAAATACGGAAATAGACAGATTTAAAATTGCTCAGTACGTACGTGTAAATTCTAAACCCCATAATTTAGAAAATGCGTTGTATGTTGTATCAAAATTATCGTTAAACTTGACCGATCCGACTGCAAATAAAATTTGTCTGGGTACTGAAACAGCAACTATTACAGGACAGATAAGTAATTCAGTCAGTACAGTTTCAAGCTCCAGTACAGGAGGCGGAGGAGGGAGTTATGATGAATCTGGATCGGCAAGTGCGGCGCTGAAATCAGCTAAAGAATATACAGATACAAGATGCGCAGATACATTGCAGTCAGCGAAGAATTATTCAGACAGCAAAGCAGCAGATACATTAAATTCATCTGAAAGCTATACGGATATAAAAACGTCTGAAATCTTGAAGTCGGCAAACGATTACACTGACTCCAGATTTACCGATGAAGAAAAAGACAAGCTTGCAGGAATAGCCGAGAATGCAAACAATTATGTACACCCTGAATTTCCCACGTTAAGTTCCGGAATCTATAAAATGCAGGTTAATAACGGTCATGTATCAAGAGCGGTAAAAGCAGAAAAAGCGGATATTCTGGCTTTGGGGTTTGAAGATCCTGCCGCAGCATATTTGCCGTTGACCGGAGGAACGATAAGTAATGCCGATTATGGGGAGAGTTTGAAGGTAAACAGAGAGCCAACGTCAAGCTCGGCGGCATTGTCAGTAATTGATTATTTAATTAACGGAAACCGAGTTGGTGTGATGGGTTTTGATTTAAATTCAAAACTGCACATACGAAACAGCAATAATTCTGAAATGGCTGAAATAGATAAAGACGGTACTGTCAGCGCAAAATATTTTAAGCAGTCTCAGTCTGGAACACTTCTTGCTGAAAACTCAACAAGTGAAAACAGTCTGACGGTAACCAATGCTGAGATAGCAAAATATTCACTGCTGTATATGGCTGCAAGCTGGACTCAGCAAGAGACGGTAAACTTTTGTGATGTGATTCCGATTTCTGCTATTGCGGCAGGAGCGGTATTTACAAAGCAAGTTTATACGGGTACAAGGATTTACACTTATACGGTCACCTGTACAAGTGCAGGAGCATTCACATTAACGCAAAGCAACTCTACAGGTACAGCAGGTACGTTGAGATTAAAATTGTATGTTATTTAGGAGGTGTAACTTATGACGGAAATAATAGTAGCGGCAATATCCTTATTGGGAACACTGGGCGGTTCTCTGGGAGGTATTCTGGTATCAAGCAAAATGACAAATTATCGGATTCAGCAGCTTGAAAACAAGGTTGCGGAGCACAATAATTTTGCCCGAAGAATGCCTGTTGTTGAAGAACAAATAAAAGTCGCAAATCACAGAATTGAGGATTTGGAAAAGGAGATACATAAATGAACATTTTAAAGAAAAGTTGCGTAAAGCGAGCATTGAGAACATTTTTACAGACAACGGTCGGTTACATAGCGGTCAATATTGCCGCAACGGATCTGACTGTAAAATCCGCTGTTTTGGGATTGGCTGTTTCAGCTATCTCGGCAGGGCTTGCAGCGGTTATGAATTTGAAGGAGGGTAATTAATTATGAAAAATTATATTGGAACGAAAAGAATAGAAGCAGAACCTATGACAAGAGGAGATTACAATAAATATCGTGGCTGGACTATACCAGCTGATGAAAATCCAGAAGACGAGGGATACATTGTAAAATATTCTAATGATTATATTTCATGGTCACCTAAACAAGCATTTGAAGAGGCATATAGCGAAATCGGTGAAAATCCGCTGTATGACACTGCATTGTTGATGAAAAGTAATGATTTTAAAGACAGATTTAGGGCAGAATATTATCAGCTGAAAATTAGAGCAAATGGGTTAAAAACTATGCTTAAAAAATATAAAAATAATACGCTCCCATTTAAACCTAATTGTACATATGAATTACTTTTTACGCAGCTTGTTTATATGGAAAATTATATAATCGTGTTAGAGGAAAGAGCAAAAGTCGAAGATATAGAACTATAATCTTAATAGAAAACAGTTGACATATTTCCACAATTGATGTATAATAATAAAAAAGGGGCATACCGATAGACGGTCGCTCCCAATCATTAAGAAGTTATATAAATAACCGCCTATGTGAGAGTATGGCGGTTATTTCCTTTTATGAAAAATTGCGTACATAAATGTTGCAAATGCTATAAAGACAGATGCAAACTGGAGTAATTCACTCCATGTAACAAAATTATTCATAGTAAATCACTCCCTTCCGGGAGCAGGATTGACCGCCTACCGAACGCAATAGGAAAAGCGTTCGGCAGACTTGCCCTAAAGATGGCAAGCCTACCGTTTCAAGTATGCCCATAAACATTATTATACTATAATCGGCATAATATGTCAATATGCACTCTGATTTTACAGGGTGCATTTTTTATATCTAAATTTAAGAAATGAGGTAAATAATAATGAGTAAAAAAGTATTTATAGGAGTAGGGCACGGTGGAACAGACAGCGGAGCGGTTAAGTACATAGTCGAAAAAGAGTATACACTGAAAACAGCCTTTGCGCTGTCTGAAATTTTAAGCAAATACGGAGTTGATTTCAAGCTGTCACGTACTCAGGATATTGATACGGATATGGACAGCAAAGTCGCAATGTGTAATAAATATGCTCCTGATTTGGTGGTGGATATTCATTTCAATGCAGGCGGCGGACAGGGCTTTGAGGTATATTACAGCCGTGTGGGAGGTACGTCAAAGACGTTAGCAAACAATATTAATACAGAAGTAAAGAAAATCATGTCGAGCAGAGGTGTTAAGACCAAGCTTGGTAATGGCGGTACGGACTATTTTGCGATTATCAGAGAAACGGCAGCCCCAGCGGTACTTTTAGAGGGCGGATTTGTCGACAGTAAAAAGGACGCTGATTTCATCAAGGCAAATTACAAAAAGCTTGCCGAAGCATACGCTAAAGGTATTTTAAAGACGTTGGGTATTTCTACAGCAGCAAGTCCTGCAAAGCCTATACTGGACAAATCCGGCTACAAAAAAGGCGATTCAACTATTGGCGTGTTATCGCTTAAAGAACTACTGTTGACAGCCAAAACACTAGGTATTAACAAATACGGTATGGACAAAAATAAGTCTTTCGGTACTGGTACACTGAATGCTGTAAACTATCTTCTTGATAAGTGGGGTTACCAAAAAAACGGTATTGCAGGAGAAAACTTTATTAAACGTCTGCATACTGAAATTGAAAATAAAGTGAAATAGTTTTTGGAGGTATTTATATGAAAAGCTTTATCCCATGGGTTGGCGGCAAGAGTCTTCTCGCAAAGAAAATTGTATCAATGTTTCCGGATAATTTTGACAGGTACATTGAAGTGTTCGGAGGCGGCGGTTCTGTACTTTTTGCCAAAGACAAGCATGCCTCATTTGAGGTATATAACGATATTAACGGTCAGTTAGTAAATTTATTCAGGTGCGCTCGTTTTCATTGCGGAGAATTACAACGTGAAATTTCAGGCTATTTTAATTCAAGAGAGATTTTTGAAGATATAAAGGCACAGATAAATGTCAGGGGTATGACCGATATCCAAAGAGCAGCAATGTTTTATGTTCAAATTAAGCTGAGTTATGGAGCACAATGCAGAGCGTATGGTTGTGACAATAAAAACATATCGCCGGAATATTTAACTGAAATTGAAGAACGTCTTAAATCTGGTGCAGGAGTTGTTATTGAAAATAAGGATTTTGAAAAATTGATAAAGGTTTATGACCGTCCGAATGCACTTTTTTATTGCGATCCGCCGTATCGCACCGCCCAAAAATACTATGATGTGCCATTTTCCGATAGTGATCACGAACGCTTAAAGAACTCTTTAAGCAATATTAAAGGACGTTTTATTCTCTCTTACAATGATGATGAATATATACGTGAATTGTACAAGGACTACAATATTACGGCTGTTGAAAGACAGAATAATCTTTCTAGCGGTACATATAAGGAACTTATCATAACAAATTATTGATGTATATTGATAATTCAAAAAAAGTGTGGTATAATTAATTTGTTGAAAAAATATACCGCAGAAACAATACAAA